GTGCGAATTGTGCGTCTTTAGATACTAGATGACGATACCCGTTAGCGCGACAGTCGCTTTCACCCGAGTATAGATTAAACTAAGCTCCGCATCATCCAGCGCGCGGTTGTAGATCGCAGCAAAGGCCATGTCGCAACCACTAGCGGCTACCTGGTAAGACGATCCTAACCGCACTTTGCGGCCCGCTATAATTGCTATCGGTGAAGTGATCGGATCTGCATCAACACTGGCGGTCGTCAAACAATTTAAAGTTTGCTGAGTTGCGGATACGCGTTGAACGACGAACGACCAAATATTGGCTAAATTTGCGCCCGCCGAAGATTGAACGGTCATTTGGGTGCCCGAATTGTTTAAGGTTACCGTCGATTGCAACGTTCTTGCTGGGCCGGGAGTGAAAAATATACCGTCGCCTCGATCGAGACCAGAACCGCCAGCATACGTCGAGACTATGTGAGCAATAATAGCATTGCTATTAACACGTACCACAGCAAGGTATGTAAAAAATTCCTGATCTAAAACAGGCGTGTCGATATAATTTACCTGGTTAACAAGAGATGCATATCCAGTATTGACGGCTGGCGCTCCGATGATGGAGGCCCTTGGAGCGCCGATACCCACCAAATTGCGGGACAGATTCTCTATTCCGCCGTTAAAAAAGTTAAAGTACTGCGCGCCATCAGCAACCGGCAAACTGTAATCCGATGATGCTGAAAAATCCCCGTTTGCAAGCGTAATTCGAGACATCCGGCGTCCCTTTCTGCGTTAGATCTGTTCGAGAAAATTGGCGACCACTTTCGCTTTGTCGGCATATCCGTAAAAGTTTGGGTGTTCGGTATCGGTTTTCCAAGGCAATGCTGCGAGATCAGCAGGGACTCCGAAACGAGCAGTCATATCGATCAGCGGAAGATTGTTAGCCTGAGCTAAGGTCGAAATCGCGACAACGTAATCTGACCATGGAATCGGGCGGCTGCTTGTGGCGGTGACGGAGGTAACCATTACTACCGCTGCACCGGTGGAGGCGCATGCATCGATCAGCGACTGCATGTTATTTGTAAATGAGGCAATGCTTTCCGAACCAATGAACTCGTTCAGGCCAAGTTCGATTATATAAAGATCTGCAGCGATTGCGATCAAAGCATTACGCGGGCTATAGAATGAATCATCAGCTACCCAATGGCCCGCTCGCCAACCACCTCGCCCCATATTCAGAACATTGATCTCAGGTTGGATACTATCGCGTAACAGACATCCAACGATGTTGAGCTGGCCAGCTGCGCGCTTGATATTAAGTGTATTAGCGCCGCGTACTGTCGAATATGTAATTTTCCCAATATGACCGATTGTTGGATTAAATGTTGTGGCGGTATCGCCAATGTCGAGCGTTAATTCGGCTGCATCCGTCGAAGCAACCCACAATTCCGCAGTGTCCCAAACGATACCTGGGTCGAAAGAAAGCGCGGTTGTCGTTGTGGAGTTGCTCCACATTTCACCGCCTACTGAAGGTTCACTAAACCCCCATCCCGCCCCAGCAGATAAACGAGAATCATATATTGCGTATGTCGACGGATCAGTTTCACCGGAAGATCCCCAAAATGAAGCGTCTTTCGTTGGGTAAAGTCGGTTCAGCAGACGCGCCACTACAGAAGGATGGCTGTGTATTCGACGGGCGATACCATTGCCGTCCGATTGGCTACCACGCGTATTGCTATCGCCTACAAACGCCATGGTAGTTGGGCGAAAACTCTGTAGAACTCCTGCCAAGCCGTAACGCCATTTTGGCAAATTCGGCAACGGTGGTAAAAAAATACCGCGAGTGAGATAGTGCAAGGAAGGGACATCCGCCACGAGACTGGTGATTGAGGGCGGACCAATTGTGTGCCCATTCACTCGCAGACCGCCGCGATCAAGCCGCAAACCAACAAATCCAATAGGATCGACGACAACCAGGCCGCTTTTGTCGACACCTAATATCATGTCGGATAGGTGCAATTGCCCTACCGAATCTAATCGTAATCCAACGAAACCACGGCGATCCTGCACCGCGAGTTCGCTACCGCTGCCCAAGTCAACCGAAGCAGTTCGTATTCGTCCTTCCTTTGATATACGCAGAATGACCCAACCAAAATCGTCTTCGACAGTTATGCCATCATCGGAATTATTTAAGCCATTTGGACTGATCAGATCATCCACCATAGCGACATCAGCTTTGGCCAGCTGTAGCGCGTCAATGGCCTGTATTCTCGCGATAACCTCTGCTTCATCTGCCGCCTCCAACGCCGTCGCATCGATCAAATCCCCCACCCTCACCCACGAACTGCCGTTCCAGGCATATTCGCCCTTGTCCGGCCCCTGCATCACTTCGCCCGGCTGCCCGACGCGGGTTCCGGTGCCGAGGCCGGCGGCGGAGGTGGCGCGGACGAGGCCGGTGGCTGCGGCGGTGATGGCGGTTTCGATTTCGGTGCCCCAGACCTGGGCGTCCTGATTGCTGACGGCGCGCCCGTTGCCGGCGCCGTCGACCGGCGAGAAGACATCGTTTGCCGATTTGGTGAGAATGGTCATTTGGCTTGCCCTTATTTCGGAAAAGGAGACGGCGACCGGGAGTCGGGTGATTTCAGGTCGAGTCGACCTGAAATCTGAATCCGTCTCTCGATCAAAAAGCGAGGGCGGGATGTCACCCAAAACCGCACACACTTTTCGGCTTCCCGCTAGTTGCCGCCGCTGTGTTCGATGCTGATCGGATAGCTTTGCGCCGCCCCGGCCGTGCCGTCGCTGGTGAGCGTCTGCAGCGCCCATGTGCCCGACACGGCGCTTTTGTCGGTAAGGTGCGCCTGTTCCCCCGGCCGGATGTCGACTTGCGATACCGTGGCGACGCTCGTGCCGGTCAGCCGCTGGAGGCGAATGGCGGCGGCGCGCAGCTCCGTCACGCTGACGGTGATGTCGATCGAGGCCGGCGCGTTTTCCGACCCCGAGCTGCCGGGAACAATCGCGACATCGACGACATGGGGCGCCGCGCACGCGGCATTGTCAAAGCCGACCACAGCCTGCAGCAGACCGCTGAAATAGCTGCCTTCGTCATCCTCGAAGACGCGCACGCGCGCGTCGATGGTGCGTCCGAGATAGTCGCCGGCAATATAGGCCATTGCCGGAAGCTCGGTCATCGATCGATAGGCGTCCGGCAACTCGTCCGTATAGGTGCGGATATTCGCCTCGATCGTATCGAAATCCTGATCCGGCAGGTTGTAGCCGACGCGCAGTTCCCTGGTGCCATCGGGATAGGAAATCTGCAGCGCTTCGGTCGGTGCGGCCGGCGTGACCATGTCGGTCTGATAGCCCAGCTCGGGGATGATGGCAGGCGCCGCCGCCTCGTCGGCCGCGGGGTTCCAGGCCGGCAAAGCCGGCCATACGGTGAAAGGGATTTCCACCGAACCCTCGCTATCGTCGCAGCGCGGCGGCTCGAAGCGGACGTTCAGGACATCGCCGAGATCGGGCAGTTGCACGGCGCCGTAAAGCAGGCCCCAGGCGGCAAGGCCGACCATGTTGGTGGTGATCGCGCCGGTATCGCCGCGGGCGAGCGCAAACTTGCGCCGGCCGATGCGCTGCGCCTGCGCCGCCGACGGGCAGAAGGGCAGTTCGATGTCGAGATATTTCGGGCCGTAGCGGGCAACCTCCTCGCCGACATAGGCCCAGGGCAGATTGACGTAGACGCTCTCGTCGTCGGCCTGCGAAAGCGCGATCTCGGCCAGTTCGTAGTTGCGCTCGGGCGAATAATACTTGACCCGGGCAATATTCGGCCGCTCCACCGCCTCCGGTCCCGAGCGCCAGGACATCTCGTAGCCGTCGGCCGGGGAGAAGGCGATCTCCGGCGCCATGGCGTCGTCGATCAGCTGGAACCAGATCCTGCCTTCGTCCGTGAGGCGAATCTCGGCGCCGACGGAGTCGAGCAGTTGCTGCATCGTTTCCGCCCGGCCGCTTTCCCAGGCCCAGATGCCCCAGGCGCGCGACCGCTTCTCCGTGCCCCCTCGCGTCGCGACCATGGTATCGGCCTTGTCCGCCTCGGCAGCGATCAGCGTCCAGTCGAAGCGATCGGCTGAAAAGGCGGGGTCGCGTCGGAGCATGTGTGGACAGGCGAGTATGCCGTTGTCCGTCCACGTCCATGACCTGGCGTCGTCGACATGTTGGCCGGGATCGCGCGGGTCGTGGATCAGCGAGCCGCGGATGATTTCTTCCGTCGCCGGCACGCCGTTCTGGTAGAGGCTCAGGTATTTCGGCTTGGCAAGGCCGGGATTGAACCACAGCAGCAGTGATTGCGCGATGCCGCGCACCCGATGGTCGCCGGTCCACAGCCCCGGGAAAAGGCCGGTCAGCTGGCTCCAGGCGGCCTCGCTGCCATCGCCGCGCTTGTCCAGCCACGTTGCCCAGGAGCCGCCGGGCTTGGCCCAGGGCGGCGAGGAAACATCGCCGTTGTCATCGACGGTAACCTCGATGCCGCCTATGTAGCGCGTCTCCACCGCATCGACCGGCCCCTGCAGCCGGCAGACGAGCCGGGCGCGCGTGGAGCCGTCGGTGTTGCCGAAGGCCTGCAGACCGCCGACCCGCACACGGCCGATCCCTTCCATGACGGCGCTGTCCTGCGTCTCGAAGGTGGATTTCGCGTCCTGCGGGCTGATGGCGCCGCCCTTCGGCCGGTTGAGCGCGACACTCGCCACCGTCGCGCCCGCCGCCAGGACATAGGGCGCAGCCACCGCGATGGCGTTGGCAACCGCGCCGGGCAGTCCGGCGCCGTAAAGGAAGGCGAAGACCGCATTGCCGATGCTGATCGGCTCGGCATTCGCAGGTCCGGCCATCGTCGCCAAGGCTGCGCCGGCGAAGAGAAGAAATGTCATGGATTTCATTGCAGCGCCCAGATGCCGATAACGGTTTTCGGCCGGATGGCCCGAACGCCGGCAGGTTCCGCCCGCCAGGCCACAAGCCTGTCATGAAGGAAGACGACGCCGACCTGGCCGGCGACGCGTGTATCGATGATGCCGACATCGCCCGGTTCCGGCGCGCCCGACCGCCGCGTCAATCCGAAGTCTGCAAGCGCCGGTGACCAGAGCGCCTCCAACGACCCGGCAGCGGCGATAAGCGCCTGCGCTTCCGCCCGCGAGCGCCAGCGCGGCATCCGGATCGCCCGGCCATGGATGCGCGCAACCCAGGATGCCGCCCATGCGGTGCAGTCGCTTTCGCCCCAGACCAGCGGCATGTCCGCCGTCTCGGCGATGAAAAGAGTGAGATCGTCGTCGATGCCGCTCATGCCTTGATGATCTCCTGCACCTGCACGCCGACGTAATCCAATCCCTTGTCACCCGGGAAACGCCGCCGTTGGTCGGCGGGATTCCATTTGCCGCCAAAGGGATAATTCTGGCTCTGCCACAGGCTCTCGACAGTGACGGGCACGGTGCGCACGCCCGCGCCCAGCCATTGAATGGCAGGCGCGGAGAGATAGCCTGGAAACAGCATCTTCAGCCCGCCCGACCAGATTTCCTGCGTTTCCTGGTCGAAGGCCGCCCAGTAGACGTCGGCACTGCGTCCTTCCATCTGCCGGGCATTGTCCTTCACCTGCCGCAGGAAATCGGCGTTGATTCCGGCCAACACGATATCGACCTTCGCCGCCTGGCCGAAACGCGGATCCTCGACGGCGCTGATCGAAATGAACTGGCGCCCGAAGGGATCGGATAGGCCGAACCATTCGCGCCCCGCGACGGTGACGCGGCCGGCCCCGCTGTGCAGCAGCCAGCGCCCGCCCGGCAGGTCGACATCGAAGAACCAGGCCCGCGCGATATGCGGCCGCCGCAGGAAGGCGCGGTCCGCGTCCGAAAAAATTGAAAGCATGACAAGCCCAACGATTACATGAACCTACGGATATTTCCTGAGAAGCATCATTCGGCGAAATAGTCCCGCACGTCGTAGTCGAATACTTCCATCAGGCTGACGCTGGCCCCTGTCGTGTGCGACTGCTCCTCGCTCGGATATTCGTAATCCTGCACCATCAGGCGCATCGCCAGGACCGGGTAGAGCGTCGCATAATCGCCGGGCTTGATCGCCTTGCGCAGCGGCGGCCAGATCCGGTATTGGCCGGGCGCGATGACCTCGGTCACCTGGTACATACCGAAATGCCCCGGGAAAAAGCCGATGCGCCGTCCCCAGCCCAGCCTCGCGCCCCAATAGTGATCGGCAAGACGAATGATGCTGCCGTCCCTTGCGGTCGAGGCCGCCACCCTGACGTTCGGCAGCGTGAAGCCCCAGGGCAAGCCGCTGGACCAGGACCTGCCGTTGCTCCAGGCCATGCCGTCGGCATCGGGGCGGACGCCGGCGGCGGCATTCGTCATCATGTCGCGTTCGGCCATGCGCCAGCGGGTGGCGTTCGCGCCCTTCTGCAGCGCGAACAGCCACCCGCGGAAACCGACATATTCCTGACCGCGCATCGGCCGGAAAGCAAACTTCCAGGCCCAGGCGCCGAAGGGCGCGGCGATCGATTGCGTCACTTTGCCGATCGTCGTGTTCTGTCCGCTGCCGATCGTTTCCGGCCCGGCAAGAGGCTGCTGCGACACCAGCGGAATATCGGGAAAGGGGATCAATCTCGCCATTATGCGCGCGTCTTTCTGATCTGGCTCGTCCGGTTGCGGGCATCGATCGTCTTACCGGTGGTCTTGCTGATCTGCCGGTCGCGCTCGTCGAGCATCTTTCGCATCTCCGCCAGCGTCTTGCCGTCGGCATTGCCCTGCACGACGATCTGCGCTCCTCCCACGACGACGCTGGTATTGCCGTTGACGGCCGGACGTACAGGCGCGGGCGGCGCGTTGCGGATCCCCTCGCGCCCGAGCCTCAGGTTCTCCACGGCCGCGACCCCGCCGGCCCTGGCGATATCCTGCTGGCTCCAGACGATCTCGCCGCGATGGACGATGCCGGCGGGATCGCCGACGCCGCCGAAGCCGGTGTAGCCGCCGGATGCGAAAAGACCGAAGACCTTGCCGGATTTTGCGAGTGCGAATTGACCACTGCCCGTCAGCCCGCCGAGCAGGCCGCTCAACAGACCTCCCTTGCCGACGGCCGCGCCGAAGAGATTGTTCAATACGTCGTTCAGCAGCCGGTCGCTGATCTTGTTCAGCACGCCGATCGCGGCATTGCCGAAAGATTTCCACAGGCTCTCGCCGCCGCGCAGCCCATTGACCAGCACCGTGGTGAAATCGCCGGCGAGTTCACGGGCATATTTGAGTTCCTCGGTCGTGCGCACGAGCTGAAGATTGTCGGACGCGAGGTCGAGCGGCAAGTTGTTGTCATGCGCCGCCTTGGCGACGGCCTGATCGGTGGTCGAACGGCCGAGCTGGTCGAGCTGGAACTGCGTATCAGCCAGCAGCTTGCTCATGGATTTCTGAGTACCGGTGAGCCCCGCGGTCCCATCCGCGGCCTTGCTCGTCGCACCGCCGGCAAGGCGGGCCTTGCCGTTCAGCGTGTCGAGCGCACGGGCAGTGGCGCCCGTCGCCTTCTCCGCTTTGCCCGCCGTGGTGACGAGCGCGTCGAGCTGGTCGGTCGCCACGCGAAGGCCGGCGCTGTCAACCGTAAGACCGAGCGTCGCGATATCAGCCATGGACATGCCTTTCGATGATCGTTGAGAACGCCGCATGGATTTGCGAAATCGGACGGCGCGACGATTACTCCGCTTCGCGCGCCCGTATCGCGTCGGCCTCCACCTGCAGCGACCGGCAGTAGCCCGCGTCCATCGCCTTCAACACGGCGACCTCCTCGCGGTGCAGCCGGTTGCCGGTGAGCAGAACCCAGGCCAGGATCTCCTGGTGCGAAAGCGTCGCGGGACCAAATGCGGCCTGCGGCTGCGCCGCGCGCAAGTCCCAGAACCAGTTCCAGAGAGGTAGCCCGGCATCCGGCACATCCGGTTCCGGGCTGATCTGCCCGAAAGCGTCGTTGCGCTCGCGCCGCGTCTCGTCGTTGGCATCGCGCAGGCTGTCGTAGCGCGCCGTCAGCCCAGCGGCTTCCACGAGACTGCCGGCGAGCTCCTCATAAAATTTGCGCGGTCCTCCGAAGCGACGGCAATCTGGTCATAGATCCAGCCTGCCTCTTCGACGACCTCCCGCGCCGTGTCGAAGGTGAGCTCCGGCCGGCCGCCCTTCCACTGCTGGCTGCCCCAATCCCAGGACGCGATGGCGGCAGCCGCCTTGTCGATATACTCCGCCTCTACCCTGCTCGCCGTCAGCCTCTTCTTGCGGCTGGCAAGCAGGCGGTCGCCGTGCTGGCGAATGGTCTTCTTCACCTCGTTGCTCTCCGCCGAGCGGATCATGAAGATGATGCCGAGCGGCTCCTCGGTGACCGGATGCTGGAGCCGCAGCTCGAAGAGATCTTCGGAATTGACGAGTTGGGAAATATCCAAGGGTCACCTCTTGATGATGTCGAAAAGGTAGGGCAAGGCGACGGCGGCTTACGGCGCATCGACAGGATCGACGCGGACCGGCAGCTGGTTGAGGCCGATCTTGAATTTTTCCAGGTCGAAATCATCGGCGCCGCCGCCGGGGTAAATCGGCCCGGAGACGATGCCGCGCGAATAGAAGAGCGTGTTCGTCTTGCCCTGCGGGGCATCGTTGCGCTCGATCTTCAGCGCCATGTTGTCGAGATTCAGCGGATTTCCGAACGTGCGCAGGATGATCTGGCCGGCATCGTCGGCGATCGAAGCTACCTCGATTTCCGGATCGCCGGCATTGGCGACGCCTTTCTGCTTCTGGCTGACGGGCTCGTCCAGTGTGTTGTAGGTGTTGGTGGTCGAATCCGAGCCGAAGTCGCCGATATTGCCGACCCGTCCGACCTGCACCCAGGTGAGCGCGGCATAGCCGGCCGCCGTCAGATCGCTGTTCTGCGTGGCGGCACAGACATAGAGCTTCGAGCCCTTCTTCGTGCTTTTGTTTGCCATGATCATGTCTCCGATTCGAAAGCGATGTAGGGAATGGTGACCGGTATCTCGACACGGTCTTCGTGCTGGATCGGGCTCGAGGTCCACGGCTCGGCGCTGACGACGATCCTGATGCCGCCGGCAAACAATGTGCGATCGTCGAAATGGTCGATGATCCGCCCGGCGGCATCGAGCGGCCTGATGATGCCCTGCCCCGCCGCCCAGCAGACCGAGACCTGCAGCAGCCCACGTTTCGGCTGCGGGTCGCCGCCGAG